CCCGGTAGAGAATTGCGTTGGATGGTATATGAAAAAAACACAAATAAAGTTATTGGATTTATCCGATTTGGTTCTCCTACAATTAATTCTAAACCAAGAAATCTTTGGTTAGGTAAACCAGCCAATTTAACTTTGATGAATCGCCACACTGCGATGGGTTTTGTAATTGTTCCTTCTCAACCATTTGGATATAATTATCTTGGTGGTAAATTATTGGCATTGTTATGTTGTTCACATTTTGCGAGAGAAACACTTAATAAAGTATTTGAGAAAGATATTGCATTGTTTGAGACTACATCTTTATATGGATCTACAACATCTGCATCACAGTATGACGGACTAAAACCTTTCATAAGATATAAAGGACTAACTGAAAGCAAGTTTACACCATTACTTCATGATGATGCATTTCATAGATTACATAATCGTTTTAAAGAATGGAATGATAACACACCACTCACAGATAATAAGGCATCATCTAAAAAGATGAAGAGACAATCGAAGATGATATCAATTATTAAAAACTCTATGAAAGAATATGACATGAATACAGAGTTAAAACAATTTACAGATACCATAGACATGGCACTTAACTTAACGCAGAAGAAAAGATTTTATATTTCTGATTATGGTTATGCAAATGTTCGTGAAGTTATTAATGGAGAGCAAGATAAATTAGTTCGTGGTCAGAACTGGGATAAGTTTTATCTTGATAACATATTGACATGGTGGAAAAAGAAGGCAACAAAGAGATATGATAAGTTAAAAGCAGAAGGTAGATTTAGAGATAAGGTTGAATTATGGACACAAGACGATGACATACAAATCATACGATAATAAATACTTAAAAATTAGTGCGAAGGATGAAGACATTTAAGGAGTTCTTAGACGAGAGTAGTCTTAGTAGAATAAAAAGTAAATCTGATAAAGGTGGAATTGCCATGATGTCTGCATCAAGGGCTGATAAGTCTGCGAAAGAAAATCGTGCAAGGGCAAAGCAATTAGATAAGGATATTCGTGGTAGAGGATTAGGTGGTGCCACAAAGGTAACTGGATCATATATGGAGAAAGATAAGAAAACTGGTGAAGAGAAGAGAGTAAAGGAAAGAAGTCATGTTGTCTCATCTGGTAAGATGGGTAAGAGAAAGTTCAAGAAAGAAGTTAAAAAGTTAGGGAAGAAGTATGGGCAGGATTCTGTGTTGACACAAACGAAAAAAACTGGTACACTATCAGCAACAAGAAAAGGTGGACTCGGCAAATCAAAGAATGTTAAATTAGGAAAATTTAAACCACAGGGTAAAAACCCAGATGGACAATCTCAAATCAAAGGAAAAACTTTTACTTACGGATAATGACAACACCACTTTATGATGACTCCAACTGGAAAGAGGAATATAAATCTTTTGCCAGAAACAAAATGGAAATTGAACTACTTGAAAACGGGCCAAAGAGTTTGTCTCAATCATGGCATCTTCAAGCACTTTATAGTAATTGGAAAAAAATGAAAGGTTATAATAAATTAGATCCAAAAGAAAATACAGGTCAGATGCAATCATCAATGCAAGACTTTTTTAACAGACAAAAAGATCAAGGTATTTAATGAGCGAATTTTTAAAAAGACACATTGGCCCATCAGAGGAAGAACAGACTCAAATGTTAAATGATTTGGGTCTTTCTAGTTTAGATGAACTGGTAAGAGAAGTCGTACCAGATTCAATTTTACTTCGTGGTGATAATAATTTACCGAAAGGTTGTAGTGAACAACAAGCACTCACTGAATTAAAAAAGATCGCAAGTAAAAATATTTTAAATAAAAATTTAATTGGTCAAGGATATTATGGTACGATCACACCACCAGTAATTCTTCGTAATGTATTTGAAAATCCTGCATGGTATACATCTTACACACCCTATCAAGCAGAAATATCACAAGGTAGATTAGAAGCATTATTTAACTATCAGACACTTATTACAGAACTAACTGGATTACCAGTGGCAAATGCATCTTTGTTAGATGAAGGCACTGCAGCAGCAGAGGCAATGCTATTGGCACATGGTCAAAGTAAAAAGAAATCATTTATAGTTGATAAAGAAATATTTTCACAAACATTAGAAGTTTTAAAAACTAGAGCAGAACCTTTAGATATAAAAATTATATTAGTTGATTACACAGAAGCGATTCCACTTGAATATTTTGAAGAATCATTTGGTGTATTAGTTCAACTTCCTAATCGACATGGAACTTTAAGATATCCTGATGCAATCAATCGTGTTGCTGATGTTTATAAGTGTATGAAGATTGCTATTGTAGATCCAATGTGTCAAGTTTTGATGCAACCGGTTGCAGAGTGGGGATTTGATATTGCAGTAGGTAGTATGCAAAGATTTGGTGTACCAATGGGATATGGTGGCCCACATGCTGCATTCTTTGCGATTTCAGATAAACATAAAAGAAAGATTCCCGGAAGAATCGTAGGACAATCAAAAGATAGTCAAGGTAATCCTGCTTTAAGGTTAGCACTACAAACAAGAGAACAACATATTCGTAGAGATAAGGCAACAAGTAATATATGTACAGCACAAGCACTACTTGCAAACATGGCAGGGTTTTATGCTGCATATCATGGTGCAAAAGGTTTAAAGGCAATCGCAAGAAGAATACGATTGCTAAGACAAACTCTTGTATGTCTTTTAAAGTGGAATGGTTTTGAAGTTGATGATACTGAAGGATTTGATACTGTTAGGTGGAAAACAAATAAACTCGTTACTGGATACAATGTACATTATGAAGATGGTTATGTAACTCTATCTCTTGATGAGTTATCTGATTTTGATACATTATTTGATATTATAAATTCGCAGAAAGATTACACTGCACATAAAGATACCATTATACAGGCATGGGATTACATCGTAGATTACAAATGGATGGGTATTCCAGAAAGAACAAAACCTTGGTTGCAGCAAGAAGTATTTAATAATTATCAAAGTGAAACTAACATGATGAGATACATCAATGAGTTAGTTCAAAAAGATTTCTCATTAGTTAACGGTATGATCCCACTCGGAAGTTGTACTATGAAACTCAATGCAGCAGCAGAGTTGATGCCAGTATCATGGCCTGAATTTGCGAACATGCACCCATTTGCTCCCAGAGATCAGACTATGGGATATCAGGAGATTATACAGAATTTAAAAGATTGGTTGTGTGACATCACAGGATTCTTTGATGTGTCCCTACAACCAAATGCGGGATCACAGGGTGAATATGCAGGACTGTTAGCGATACAAGACTACCACAGAACTAACGGTGATAAAACGAGGAATGTTTGTCTTATACCCGAAAGTGCTCACGGAACTAATCCTGCAAGTGCTGTCATGGCGGGCATGAAGATCATTCCTATCAAGTGTGATGAAGACGGAAACATCGATATTAAAGACTTGGAGAAACAGGCAATCATGAATACCTTTGAGTTGTCTTGCTTGATGATTACATACCCATCAACTCATGGTGTGTTTGAAACTAATATCAGAGATATTTGTAAAATTATACATGACAATGGTGGTCAGGTGTATCTTGATGGTGCAAACTTGAATGCACAAGTTGGACTTGCAAAACCATGCGACTATGGTGCAGATGTATGTCATATGAATTTACATAAGACATTCTGTATCCCTCATGGTGGTGGAGGGCCAGGTGTTGGCCCGATTGGTGTTGCTGAACATCTCGCACCCTTTATGAATCAAAGAGTATCAGCAGCAGTTCAAGGTAGTGCATCTATTCTTCCTATCAGTTGGATGTATATTCGTATGATGGGAGGTGATGGATTAAGAAAAGCAAGTGAGGTATCACTACTTACTGCAAACTGGTTAGCGGATAAAATAGATGATTCTTTCAAAGTACTGTACAAAGGTGCGAATGGTAGAGTCGCTCATGAGTGTATCTTTGATGTTCGATCTATGCCTGTTACTGCAGAAGATGTAGCGAAGAGACTAATGGATTACGGTTTCCATGCTCCCACACTATCTTGGCCAGTTTTGAATACTATGATGGTTGAACCAACTGAAAGTGAATCTCTTGATGAACTTAAAAGATTTGTAGAGGCAATGGATATGATCAGAAGAGAAATTTTTACGGATAAGGATATCTTAAAAAACGCTCCACATACTGCAAGGGTTGTCACTCAATCAGATTGGGTGTATAATTATACTCGTGAGCAAGCAGCATTTCCAGTAAATCAAAAGAACAAATTCTGGCCTGCTGTTGCAAGAATAGACAATGTTTATGGGGATCGTAATCTTGTTTGCTCTTGTGCAAATTATTTTGATAATGAAACTGATGGAACTAAAAGACTGGCTGAACTCGATCAACCTTAATAAGAAAAACATAATTGATGAAGATCCATCAGTCGAAAAAGAATATCCTCCATTCATAATTAATAAGTGTTTATCAGGACATCTTGACACAGTAATGTTTGCAAATGAGATGAATA